TAGGAGTTCTGAAAAAAACTGATGTAAAGTTGGAATTGATTCAGAACTCCGATTTTTTTTGTATGATAGACGCAATGGATGATGTAGTTGCGTTAGCCTGGGAAAGTGAAGAAGAACAAGGACAAAAAAGACTTGTTTTTAGATTTGGAGAGGATGAACAAAAAATAAAAGACAAACTCTACGAAAGAGATTTGATATTAGAATTTGAAAAGAAAGTTGTATATGAAAACTAACTTAAAAGCATTACAGTTAATTGAGAAAGGATTGTCAGCTAAGACTGTCCATAAATTGACAGAATCTCAAATCAACACATTACATTCGAGACTATTGATTTCAGAAAAAAAAGAAACTAAAGAAGCTGTTACAGTAACAAAGAAAGAGACAACATATCCTGCGTCTGAAGTGGATGCAATGAAAGCCAAAGGACAATCAATTCCTGGTGGAAGTAGTGTTAGAGTAAATGCTGACGATAGTGTAACAGTAACTGCTGAGGGTGAGGTTAGTGAAGATGAAACTGATGATGTTTCAGATAGTAACGCTTTAGGTGCAGATGCTTTACAAAACATAACAGGACAGGAAGCTCCTCATGATGCTAACGATATGGCTCCTGATGGAATGGACGATGATTCTGACGATAAAAGAAGTATGATGGGTATGGCTGAGGCTAAAAAAGAAAAGGCTAACCCTTATGCTATATGTCACGCACAAGTGGGTCCGAAGAAAACAAGAAAATTTGAAAGATGTGTCCAATCTGTAAAAAAACAATTGGGAGAAGGAAAAAATCCTGTATCTTTGTTTCTTGAAAATCAAATTATGAAGATTGTAGAAAAGAACTTACCACCAAAAATCACTAAGGGTGATTTGATAAAATACTTATCTGAAGCTCCTGCAACGGCGCCTTCGAAACCAAAAACATCACCAACAACAAAACCAGGTAAACCTGGAACAAAACCACAAAGACCACCAAGTCCTTTTAAAAATCCTAACCCTAACGAGAACCCAGCACCAAAGGCAAAAAAGGTTTCTCCTGAAGATGCTAAGGACGAAGTGATTGATGCGATTATTAAATTATTACAAAAATAAGAAAATGGCTAAGATGAAAGAACAAATAGATTACGGTGGAAGACGAGAAAGAATGGACCCAAATTTGGAAAGAAAATTAGGTAGTCCTGAAAATCTCTATGCTCAAAACCCTGCAATGAAAAAAGGTCCTGCTGATGTGCAAAGATTAGTAAGTCAAAGATTTGGTAAAGTTGCAGATAAGTTAAAAGAAGTTGTTGGAAACCAAAATATTAGTTCTCAACAAGTTCAAGGGATGATTTATAGTGAAATGATGAGAAGACTCCCTAACATTATGAGAATTGAAGCTGCTCATAAAGATGAACTTGAACAATTAGCCGTTGAAGCTTCTTTAGAAGAGGGAGAAGTTCCTGAAGGAAGATATCAAATCGATGCTCAATTAGGTCAACCTGACACAGGTGATTTCAGATTTGACCCTGAAGATGATGAGGAAGAAGATGAGGAAGAAGAAAAAGACGAACTTGACATACCTTCATTTGATGTTGAAGATTTAACAGATGAAGAACAATTAGAACTTGAAAAACACAAGAGAAATATTATTAATGCGATTATCCAAGGTGCTGCCAAAAAAGGTCATTACATTTTTCAAAAACCTTCAGTAAAAGCGAGATTGGATGAAATAGACCCATCGTTATATAGAGATTATTTAGGTATCATGGCAATCAATGATTTCATGTATTTCAGTATGGAACAAATGATTGAAATGATGAGTCAAACAGGTCAAGGTGTTGCTGGTAAAGTAAAATTAAGTAATGCTGATAGTGATGAAGAAGATGGTGATGAAGGTGGTGGTGAAGGAGGTGAAGGTGCACCTGACACCAAAATAAGTGCAACTGGACTTATATTCCCAATATTATGTCATGAAATAATCAAAGGATTAGAAGAGGCTAAAGGTAGACATGGTTTACCAAAAGAGCCAGGTTTACGTAGAAAAGTTCAAGCACAAGTTGATACTTTAGCGAATGAACCAATGCAATTGAGAATAGGACCTGAAATTGTGGAAAAGCTTAGAAGTGCATTACCCGATTCAATGTTTGACGAATCAAACAAAGGTCTAATAAACTGGTTCCATATCTTGTTATACCAAATACCGGCACAAGAATTCTTGGAAATTATAGGAAATGCCATCTCAGAAGATGAGTCAAAAATCAAAAAAGCGACTTCAAGATTTGAAGAAATCATGAGGGAAGCTATTGATATGAAATCAGAATTTGAGGATTACAAAGAGGAAGAAGACATTGATTCTGATGAAGAAGATGAGGATGATTTAGATGATTTTCTGAGTAGTTTGGGCATATCTAGACCCAAATAATAATTTGTGACTAAAGAACAATTAATTATAGAAGTTACGAAGTGTATGAGGAATACTCCTTATGCGCTTCGAACTTACTTACAAACATACGATAACACAGTATCAAAGTATGTTCCATTAGACCTTTTCCCTGACCAAGTTAGTCTTATTGAGGATTACGACAAATACAATGAAAACATTGCATTGAAGTATCGTCAGGCGGGTGTATCAACAGTTACCGCTGCTTGGGCATCAAAAAAATTGGTATTTGCTAAGAAACAAAAACCTGAAAAGATTCTAATCATTGCCAACAAATTAGATACATCTGTCGAGATGGCTAATAAGATTAGAAGTTTCACTGAACAATGGCCAACATGGGTTGGAGTTAGTTTTGCAAAAGAAAAGAATTCTCAAAGACACTTTAAATTAACAAATGACTGTGAAGTAAAGGCGGTGGCAACATCAAAGGATGCCTTGAGAGGTTATACCCCTACCATCCTTATTTTTGATGAGGCTGCGTTCATTGAGGCTGACGGAGATTTCTGGTCAGCATGTATGGCATCACTATCTACAGGTGGTAAGGTTATTGTTGTTTCTACTCCAAACGGATATGACCCAATCTACTATGAAATCTATGACCAATCATTAAGAAACATGAACGATTTCAAAATATCTGAAATGTTTTGGTATCGTGACCCGAGATATACAAGAGACTTGTATATGGTTAAAACAAATGATTTAGTTCATTATTTGTTGAACAGAGAAGAATATCCTAAAGATACTGTGATAGATTTATCAACAGAAAATCCATATGATAGAGACCATACTGTAACTACAGACTATATTGAACAAGGATATAAACCATGTTCTGCTTGGTTTGAGAGTATGGTTAAAAAACTCAAATACGATAGACGTAAAGTTGCTCAGGAATTGGAATGTAACTTCTTAGGTTCGGGTGATAACGTATTCGAATCCGAATTAATGCAAAATATTGCGAAGAATATGTTGAGAGAACCGTCTGCGAAATTAATGGGAGGTTCTCTTTGGATTTTTAAAGAACCAGTGAATGGTCACAAATATGTAATGGGAGTCGACGTATCTCGTGGAGATTCTGAGGACTTCTCATGTATTCAGATTATCGATTTCGATGAAAGGGAACAAGTTTTAGAATATGTTGGAAAAGTTCCACCTGATGTAATTGCAGAGATTGCTTATAAGTGGGGAACTATGTATAACGCCTATTGTGTCGTCGATATCACAGGAGGTATGGGAGTTTCAACGGCAAGAAAATTACAGGAACTCTCTTATGGTGGTGGGTTATATGTTGATAACGTTGATACTTCTAACAAATGGAAGTGGGACCCTAAGATAAATGAAAAAATACCTGGAATTAATTTTAATAGTAAAAGAGTCCAAATTATTGCTGCGTTGGAAGAAGCTGCGAGACATGAATTCAAAATTTATTCCAATAGATTATACAATGAAATGAATACTTTCATTTATGTGAACGGTAGACCTGACCACCAAAAAAATCACCACGATGACTGTATTATGGGTATCTCTATGGCGATTTATGTTGCTGAAAAATCTTTCCAATCTTTAACTAAAGTTACAAATCATACAAAGGCTATGTTGAATTCATGGACAAGTAATGTTCATGAAAATAAAAATACTTCTGATTTCTTTAATCCTATGGTTCCACAGATGGGTAAAAATGCAAGAGGATACGATAATGGTCCATCGAAAAAAGACTACGAAACATATAAGTGGTTATTTGGGGCTTGATAGTATTTATATTATCAAAGTATTAAGTAAAATTGTATCATGGCAGAACAGAATTTAACGGTTTGGCAACGACTATCCAAAACTTTCGGACCTAATTCCCTTTTAGGTCAAGATTATCCGACTTTTAAGTTTGATAAAAAAGAAATATTACGCACAAAAAGTAGGGAAGAATACGAGAAGGAAAAACTTCAAGCACAACAAACTTATTATTTGGGAAACCAGTGGACTAAGGTTGAAAACAATCTTTATTCACAAGCGATTTACTATGAGCCATCAAGATTATCTGCTCAATATGATTATGAATCAATGGAATATACTCCTGAGATTTCTGCAGCTTTAGACATTTATTCCGAAGAATCCACAACAACTAATGAAGATGGATTCATTCTTCAAATCTATTCTGAATCTAAAAGAATAAAATCAGTTCTTGCGGATTTATTTAATAATGCTTTGGATATCAATACTAACTTACCTATGTGGACAAGAAACACTTGTAAGTATGGTGATAACTTTGTGTATTTGAAATTAGACCCTGAAAAAGGTATTGTTGGATGTCAACAATTACCAACGATTGAAATTGAAAGACATGAGGTTGGAGCGAGCCAAAAAATTTCACTTTCAATAGAAAAAACTGAACCAAATAAAGGTCTTACATTTACATGGAAGAATAAAAACATGGAATTCCAAACATGGGAAATTGGTCACTTTAGATTATTAGGTGATGATAGAAAACTTCCATACGGAACTTCAATGTTGGAAAAAGCAAGAAGAATTTGGAAACAGTTATTGTTATCTGAGGATGCAATGTTGATATATAGAACATCAAGAGCACCTGAAAGAAGGGTGTTTAAAGTATTCGTAGGAAATATGAATGATGATGATGTTGAAGCATACGTTCAACGTGTGGCAAATAAGTTCAAAAGAGAACAAATTGTTGATAGTAAAACAGGAAACGTTGATATGAGGTTCAACCAAATGGCGGTTGACCAAGATTACTTCGTCCCTGTGAGAGACCCTGCAGCACCAAATCCAATTGATACTTTAGCTGGTGCTACAAACTTATCAGAGATTGCCGATATTGAATATATTCAGAAGAAATTATTGACGGCTCTTCGTGTTCCTAAGGCGTTTTTAGGATTTGAAGAAGTTGTTGGTGATGGTAAAAATTTATCATTACAAGATATTAGATTTGCTCGAACAATTAATCGTATTCAGAAGAGTATGTTGGCGGAACTAAATAAGATTGCAATTATTCATCTTTTCTTATTAGGTTTTGAAGACGAATTATCTAACTTCACATTAGGTTTAACAAACCCATCAACTCAAGCTGATTTGTTAAAGATTGATGTTTGGAAAGAAAAAGTTTTATTATATAAAGACTTAGTTGCTGACCCAGGAAATGGTATTCAAGCTACATCATCAACATGGGCTAAGAAACACATATTTGGTTGGTCTGATGAAGAAGTTAAACTTGATTTACAACAACAAAGAATTGAAAGAGCGGTTGGTGAAGAACTTAAAGC